CCATGTACTTCAGGACTTCAGAGGTGAAAATGGCGTTATCCAGCACCGCCGAATTCGCGTTGCTTACTGCGATTTTCGCATCCATGATGTTTTCAAGGATGTTTCTGCTCGTACCTTCGTCCCATTTCTGGTCAGCAGCGAGGGTAACCTTATTGTCATCAGGGATATTGTAGTCCAGGGTGATGTAAACCCCGTTCTTATCCTTGTAGGTAAACCCATCGTTGCAGAGCATCTGTGACCGCATCCACTCAGCTCGTCTGTAAGACCTGTTGCTGAGATTACGAACCTGATTTCCGAGGGTCCTTGCGGCGCCTTGATAGCGCCTGTCGGTACCGGGTTGTCGAATGTTGTTCAAAAAAGAAGAACCGAAAAACGTTCTCTCTTTCCAAAACGCAGCCTGAGCGGAGTTTTGCCCAATTCCGGGTACGGAAGCTGCCGGTGCTTCGGCATCTTCTGCCGCAAACGGTGTCAAGCCTCTGCTCCCAATCTGGGATTCCCATTCGATGAGGTCAGATTCATAAGTTTGGTCCGGAAAGAACTGGCTCAGGATCAGATTTGGCGGCATCATGTACTTGGTTACCAGTTTGTTCAAAACGGTAAGCCGCAATGCCGGTATGTCGTTAATTCCAATAGGCATAACTATTCACCTCCTTTCTATATAATGAAGTACGGATCGCTGGCAGAACCACCAAGGTCCGTGGCCACATCCGAATTGTAGTTGTAAAGATTCGCAGAGTAGAACATGGCGTTCTTGATCACCATGACGCCCTGTGCGCCCTTTGCGTTTTCTCCAATTCCCGTATCCACCGCGGCCTTCAGAATACCAGCGGCAGCCACATACGGACTTCCAGTAGCGGACTGAATGGTAATGACCGCTCCCTTGGCAATGGTTTCGGAGCCAAACGAGTTGGTCACCGTAATTTTCGCCATATGGGAATAAGTGGTCCTATCGATGGCGGTAATGGCGCCGAGGTCCGTGTTGGACAGGTCGCTGTCACCAGCTACGAGATGATCACCGACGGCGAACTTGTAGCTGTCATCCATGGTTACGTAGCAATAGGTGTCAGTGCTCGGGTCAGCTACCAAAAAGGCCGCTCCGAACAGATTAGCAATACCTGCCGCAACGTTTCCGGCTGCATCCAGACCGGTGTAGGGGACATACTGACCGGCACGGTTGGTACTTTCCGTAATGATTCCCATGACAGCACCGGCTTTAATAACGCCGTAACCGGCCGGGATCGTAATCACCCTGCTAAAGGCCTTGTCGGGGTCACTGTAGAAAAGACGCTTCAGGTCCTCCTGGCCTCCCTTGAAAACATATGGGGTTTGTCCTAGAGCCATCTTACTTCACCTCCCTTCCACCACCGGAAATGGCAAAAATGTTGTCGGCAAGCGCTTCGTCGCGCTCATCGATCTCCTCCTGCCGTTCGTTGTTTCCATCAATTTCCTTGGTTGAAAATCCGGCGCCAATAACCTTATTCTCTTTGGCTCCTCTGGATTCCCAATCCTTTACCTCTCCCTTTACTGCGTCGGTGAAAGCTGCGGTATCCAGAACATCGTTTTC